TTATCGTGCATTTGCTGGATTTCTCTTAGGAAGTCTACCTTAAGAACGTAATCTAAAGGCATGCGTTTTAAGTCGTCTTCCAAAACGTCAATCCTTCGTTTCTGCGAGCCGATGTAATTAAAAGCTTGCTGGATCTGGTCGTTTTGTCTTCCAAGGATTTTACCTGCGACCCAACTGCCACCGGTAATAGCGGATACAACGGCCGTTAAACCGATAGCAATATATTCAGGCCCCACGACCAAATTCGCTTTTTTCTAATTCTAAGGTTTAGTAATCAACGTGCAGGCGACCTTTTCGCATTAGCCCATTAATGACCCAAACCAAGCTGTCAACACAATCATCATGGCTACTAACACCAAAATTAGTCAGCTCTTCAAACATTGCAGTAAAGTTGCGATAGCGATTAAAAATTAATTTGCGGTCCTCAAACAACCCCATGCATCCACGGAAGCGTGCTAGTTTATCAGCTCGGAATCCTTTGACAGGGTGCCAATTTAAGTTATAAAGCCCTTCATTAGTTAAGCATACACGTTTAAAGTCGGCCTCTAAGGAAGCCTGGTACTGTACGGCCTCTGAATAGATGTCGCATGTTGAATACGTTGGGTAGTAATTACCATTTTCATCTTGACCCACAATATTCCAATCATTGAGGAGTTCCTTAAGGGCATCTAGTTTTTCAAGATTGCCCATCACGCGCAATCGACGGTAATCAATAACATGAATTCGATCTCCAATCCGACCTGCAAGCGTCATGACAGTGTAGTCATTCTTTTCTTTGGTGCCTGCAGATAGATCAACGCCTACCGCAAGACAATCAAATTCAGTTGCAATCTCCGCTTTAACAATCAACTCTGGTGCCAGGGACAATTCGTTTTGCCTGACGACTTGATTCATGTACTGAAACGAGAAAGCAATTGGTGCTTGTCGTTTCTTTTCTTTCAAGTAGTCAAGTGACCACATATCAGGCCAATACGATACTTCTTCTCCCGTCTTGGGATCAGTAAGAATGGCAGATAACACAATCTGAAGCCAATTATTTTGTGTGTTAAATGTCGTTGCATGAATGTCATCATGTCTGAAACGAGTACCAAGGCAGATGGCCCTAGCTCCTTCAAACATGGTGGGTGCAATCACAGCATTCCAGTTGTCCTGCATTTGCTTACGAATGTCAGGGTTGGAGATGTCCGCGGCAGATTTAATGGCGTCATCAATAATCACCAAGTGTGAGCGCTTGGAGGTCACTGAGCCTTTGAGACCTGCAGCACAGAGTGTGAATTGTTCTTCACCCGTGGTATCAATGCCAGCGAACTTGTGGTCAATTGACCAGTACTCATTACTAGTTACGTTCTTGAGAAGACGTACGGTTGGAAAGACTTCTTGGTACCGCTTGCTTTCAATGATGCGTTTAATAGTTGCTGACTTAGAGCGTGCAATGTCAACCGTATAGGAGAGATAAAGGATTTGTAGTGGCTTCTTGGCTTGTGTATGAAGACCAATAGCCCATGCCGTGAACAAACCTAAGATTGTGGACTTAGCAGATCCACGTGGTGCCAGAAGATCAACATTTGGTCCTGCAATTTTTAAAAGACATGCACTATCTTCGCCTGTAACAAAGTGACGATGCCATTCTTTGTGATGTTGTGCCGGAGGTTTATCGGCTACGTAATCACAAAAGTATCCGAAATCTTCTCTTGCTTTCTTTAATGACTCAAGATTACGTGGTACACGAATTTGTTGCCTACGTGCAGCAGCTTGCGCGTTACGTCGATATGCAAGATGTTGATATGCAGGCACGATAAGTAATCAGCTAATAACTGAATACTACTTCATTCGTTGACGTTTTTGTTTTTCCTCTTCTGTGCCTGGTACTGAAGTGCCTTGCCCAGAGCTGCTTGATGTTTGTCTTTGTCCGACATTGGACTGTTGTCCTGGTTGCGGGCTTCCCGTTCCTTGAGGTGCGCCAGGATTTGGGGAAGTTGTTGGCGGTTGGTTTCCATTCTGTTCATTACGTGTTTCTGCAACAGCGCTCAATACTCTTGCGCCTTCGGCTGCAGGACTTTTAGTTTCGCCACCAATGGGTGCTCCTTGTAATTCACGTCGTCCACCAAAACGATTGCGGTTCTCCTGCAATCTTTGCACAGCAGCACCAAGGCTACCAGCAAGCATTGCGTCGTTCCCTTGGTCGGTAGTTGGTTGTAGTGAATTCATCATATGTGTATTTTAACTTAACTGTCTTCGTATTGCATTTTGGCCCAGATACTCATGGACGCTTCTTCCAAGGGGATTTCAATTGGGTCATCCTTGAAGATGATTTGTAATTCACGTAGGGCACGATCTGCACCAGCCATTAGCAATCCTTTGCGATCACGGCTAGACGTGAATAGTTCGATCTGTGCAATGGTGCCACGTAATTCTTTTTGCATGCCAGCGATACGTGCCACGCCAGCATCACGTTTGACAGCGCCGTTATCAACGTCTTCCCGTAGCTTGCGAATATCTTCCTGCATCTCCTCAATTTCGTAGAGAAGTTTCTTGCGATGATCCGGCTTTTTGTAATGGGATTTAACCCATAGATCACACGCAGAGATACTACCTCCATAGCCAAGGAATCTGGCATAGAGATAGCATTCAATCACCGAGAAGGTTTCCTCGGCAAAACTACAAAATGCATCTTGATCTGAAGATGTTAAGTTGTCGACCCACTGGTCAAACAACTCAATATCGATAGCCTCGTTGCGCCTGGTTGTAGTCTCGGGCTTCTTCGGTGTCTTTAAATTGCTGGGCTTGTTCTGCGGAAGTGCGTTGTTCTGTCGCACCTTTGCCGATGGTTTCGCGTTCTTGGGTTCCAGCATCTTCTAATTTTTTCTTGGAAAAACTATAAGCCACTTCAGCGGCCTGTCGATATTTGTCAATATCAAACGGGTCGTCCTCAGTTGTTTTATTAACTTGGCCGGGAGGCAACGTTGTCATGGCTTATAGCTGCCTCAAGATCAGAAGTTGGACATCATGCTAGCGAGACCCTGTTGGAAGATGTCACGACGACCTTCAACAGACTTCTGACGCTGCTGACGACCTTTAGACGCCTCAAGACGCTCAAGAAGCTTCTCAAAGTTATTAAGGTCAAAATTAGTGGCGGTATCACTACCGGTATCGGTAAGAGCGTTGGTCATTCGTTATTAACCAATGTATAGGTCTTTAATCATTATAAACAGACTTAACCAAAGGCAATGCCAAGTAAGTTGTACATCTTCTGATTAGCATCCATCCTGGCGATGTCTTTGTCTGCTTGTGTTCGAAGACCCATGGTTTTGTAATCCCATTCGCCTTTCTTCTCTACGTTTTTAAGTGAGTAGCTACCTTCAATGTCCGCTACATCTTTCAAGCCAGCGTTAATAATTTCCTGCAACCTAGCTTTCTTGTCGCCTTCAATTGTGGCAACTGCCTGGCGCCAACGTTCTTCGGAATCCGTGGCATATTTAGTTCCTTCAAGTTGACGGTCATAACCATAGTTAGATGCATCTGCGTTAATTTTCGCAATCTCTACATTGGACTGACCTCGAATCTTTTCACTTTCAGTAGCAGTTCCTTTTTGTAGCTCTCCTAAATCAAGCTGAAGATCTTCGTATTGCTGCCAAGGGAACTGAGCATCCGTAACTTGAATACCAGTTGCGCTGGTACCTTCGCCCTCACCTTGGCCTTGTGTACTTGTGCCTTGATTTACTGTTCCTCTGTTTGCTTGGTAATACTGTTTACCACTTTCATTTAATCTAAAACCTTTATCTGCAAGGGTATCCCTTAGATCTTGCAGAGGACGCCCAGTGCCTGTAGCAATGGATCCAAATTCTTTAGCACCTACTTTGTTTCCTTGAATCGGATACTTTACGCCACCAATTAAAATATCCGTAGTTTTTGGTTTGTTGGGTCCAGGGGTTTCTTTTCTAGGTTGTGAAACAGGCTTGTCAGCTTCCCTTTTAGGTTGGATATTTGGTTTGTTTGCAGAAGGATTATTAGGTTTACTAGCCTCTTTTTTAGGTTGGATATTTGGTTTGTTGGGTTTATTTTTAGACATGATTTATCTCCTATGCGTTTAAAACTGGTGTGCCATATCTACCGGTCAGTCTACCAGAGCTGTCTCTCTCTGGAGTACCAAAGATATTGGCGAGCATCTGCTGGTCTTGACTCATCACTTTACCGCTGGCAAGCATGTCAGCTTTGAGTAAATTCTCAAAGGCTGCACCACTTCGAATATTTTCTGCTTTAGCTCGATTAGCAAAGCGATCATAATCTTCGGGAGTGTAGCCAATGCCTTGCTGCCTGTATAAATTACTAGCGATATCTTGGAAATTATCGCGGTAGTAATTGATAGGTTTGTTATAGCTTTTAGATAAACGTTTTTGAATGAATTCAGGATTACTAAATGCACGTTCTTGCGATTCAAGGTATGCTTCAAATGCACCACGATCACCGGCGTCCCTCAGGCTCCGTGCTTCATTAAGAATCCTGCGCTTTGCAAGAGGAGTAGCACGTACTTGATCAAGAGCGTAATCTTGAAGCTCTTCTTCCCTTGGTGTCAAACCATATTCAAGAGATTGGCCGCCACCGCCAAATAAACCACCAAGGCCGCCAAGTAAACCGCCTGCTGCCGCACCCCAGGGGCCAAGCGACATGCCTGCTAACGCACCACTAGAGGCACCACTTAACCCACTCTGCCAAGACATAATGAACTACGCTCTCTTTCTTATTATTTTAAAGTGTTAACACTTAGGCAAGAAAACCGGCAAGCTGTCCGTACTGACCGGCTACCTTTGGATCTAATCCAAACATCCGTGCTTCTTGCCGAAGATTTGGATCATTTACGCGCATTTTTGCAACGGTGCGAGGAATCCTGAATTGATCTGCAATATCTAAATTACGCTCAAATAAAGCCGATCCCCAATCAGCATCTCGTTTATCTGCCATAAAGTCAAGATAGTCTTGACCTGCTTGTGTTCCTTGTGCATTACCAAGTTGATTAAGGAGTGTATTGGCAATACCACCAACAGCTTGCATGCCGCCCCAAGAACCCAACCCACCTGCGCCAGGTGCGCTGCCAAACGCAGCTTGTCCTGCGGCAGATCCATCAATACTGGGAAATGAGCCAAACGTGCCCACTGGTATATCAGTATTAAAAGCTGGAATATTAAGTTGATCGGGTTTTGGGAAAGAATATTTTCCAGCTAGATCAAAATTACCAAACGTACCGGCTGGGATGGTAGTGTTCCAATAAGACATTTGTATTTTCCCTTATACGTTAAAAGTAATTCTACTGCTAAACGGTTTGGAAGCCGTATTGCTATCACGCATAGCTTGAATGACAGGATTAATAAAGTCAAACTTACGTGCCATTGCCTCACCATAACGATCAGGCATCTTCAGTACATTGGCAAAGATGTGACCCTTCATTGCACGTTCAGATGCTTTATCCGCCAATTGATTCATGGGATCAACATAGGCTTGTGCTTGTAATGCAATAACACGTGGATCATTGGCAAGCATTGTTTGCACTTGTTGATCCTTGATTAATTTAGAGAACACAGATGTTGGATCTTTTGGATCAAACGAGTCACCTCCACCGTACTGCGTTTGGTATTCCTTAACAATATCTGCGTAGCTGCCGGCAAGATTTGGATTGCCTGTTGCCTGTCCTGAAGTAGAGCGCCAGTCGCCATAAGGCTGGTTCATAAAACCACCTTGGCCTCCTCCGTCAAATAACCCACCAAGAAATCCTGCCATTGTTCGTACCTATCAGAAACTAATATTGGGGGCTTGAAGGACTGCGTTGGCGTATGGCGCAGCAGTCATCATTTGACGCAGGTTGGCACCAGCATTGGCTTGTGCTCCAAGAGCAAGCTTACCTGTTGTTGCCATGCCGCCAAGCATGGCAAAGTTTGCTCCCATGCTGTTCATAATTTGCTGTTGGCGCACAACATCATTATTACGTTGTTGCTCCAACATCGGGAACATTGCTTGCATGTGAGTGCGCTCTTGTTCCAAGGAATGAGCCAACATGTCTTTGGCACCAGCGTTGGCTGCATTCATTAATGCAACATTACCTTCAAGGCCTACTTTCTGCAGTTGTTCAATGCGACCTAATTGAGTAGACAGTGCATTGGGATCTCCTTCGCCGGTTTCCCGTTGACGTTGTTTTTGTACTGTCTTACCAACTAACTCTTGGGCACCCATGCCAAGTAGTGGAGCTGCTAACTGAAGAGCTGCACCCCTGCCGCCACCTAAAGAACGTCCCGCTGCACGCACCAACGCCGTAGTTCCTAAGCCTGCTCCTGCTCCTGCTGCAACTGCTTGTGCGGATTGCCCTTCGGTGTAATCTTGATAGGCACCGAGTGCAGGCGCTAAGTAACCTAAACGACCAAGATTACGAGCGACATTTTGACCACTGAAAGCGCCGCCAAGTAAGTTATTGCGATCAACTAAAGCACCGGGATTAACGTTGGGTCTACCACCGCCTGCTCCGCCTCCACTAGAAGGAGTGGGTGGAGTGATATTCCTACCGCCACCACCACCTGCTCCGCCTGCACCCATTGGAGGAATGGAGCTTTGTCCACCACCACGGCGTGTTTCTTCACCCATCTCTACTTGGGTGCCGGTAATCGGACGTCGTACGTCAACACCGGTAGTACGTCCACCTGATTGAGTGACACGTGGATCTTCAGTTGTACCAGTAATACGTGGGTCGTTTGGAGTATCGCCAGTAATCAGAATATTGTTTGCAGTCGTATTAGGAGCGCCACCTTGAAACAAACCTGCTACTTGCTGCCCAGCTCCTCCAAGAGCCGCCATGATTTCAGCAAGTTTCCCCGAAAGGAAGTTTTGAGAATTCTGTTGATTATAACGAGAGGCGTTGCCACGACGTGAGTAATTCTCGTTGTAGTCTCCGCCACTACCTGTTATTTGTGCCATGTTTACGACTATCTGTTATCAGCTAATTCTATCACTGCATTTCTTCTGAATATTCAGTGACTGTTGGTAACTTAGGACGATTAGCTTGTGCGATAGCGGCGTTAACTGCTGCGCCTACTGCAGCACCAGCAAGTGCACCTGTTGCTCCACCGATCAAACCACGGCGTGTTAATCCACTACGCACCGTTTCAGTTGTATGTGAACGATAGCCTTTACCTGGTACTTGTTTAGACGGCGTGTTGCGAATACCTGTTGCTAATCCAGCTAGTCCACCAAGAGCAGTCGTCGCAGTTGCAATGTTAACTGGATAACCAAGCATACGAGCTTCTGGAATTCCTTCCAGGTTTTCAGGAGTTACTTTCAAGAGCCCCATGAAACCACTATCTTGGTAGTAATTCTGCATGAAATTTGCATAACGCTCTGGCGTTAAGCTTGGAATCTCTGCTTTTGCAGTTTCATATTTTAAAGGCGCACCTTGACGGCCAAGGAAGAAACGATCGAACAATTCTTGGACTGGTTGTTCTGTTTCTCTACGATCATCCGTGCCTTCAGGTGAGTACGTTTGTGCGTAGCCAGTGGCACGGAAGGCTTGGCCTGGATTAAGAATATTAAAAGCACCACTCATGATCGTGGTTGGGATCGCAATACTTGCTGCCATCAACCCGGTTTTTGTTTTACCTAAATCTTGGTATGCATCTTTACCAACCATTGTTTTCATTGTATTTTCAACGGCAGTATCTAATACTGCTAACGGATGGTTATAACGCCAGTACACACCTCTGGTTCCGTCGTTTGTTAAGTCCGTTGCCAAACGTGTACCAAAAGCTCCAATGGCTTGGATTGGTGTTTCTCTTAAACTGACACCTTGCGCACGTAAAGCTTTGTTATATTTACCAGCAACGTTTAACACGCTTGGATAAACTTCTTCTGCAATACGTGTAGCCTTCTCGCTTTTGCGAGCACCTTCTTTTAGTGCTTGGGAAGTATCTGATAGTAGTTGCTGAAATCGATTTGGCTTAGACACCGGCTATGCTCCCCATCATTTGTTGGATGTCGCCAAGGTTGGCGTTAACTCTTGTGTTAAACATCTCATCACGCATTGACTGACTATTAGGCAAACCATACGATTGGAACATAGTGCCAGGGGCATAGCGACCTGCTAAATCATTTGCATGATTAATGACCTCACGCTGTTTGTTTTGTTGAAGAATTGTAAGAATCTGTTCGTCAGCTAACTGGGCTAACTCCTGGCCCGTCATCTTGGTTAGATCAGTATTATTTGGATCAGTGTTTTGTTGTGTTTGCTGTTGTGCGTCTTGTCCAGTTAATTGGAAACCATTGAATAAAGACGGACGACCAAGCGCAGCACTAACTAAGTTGGCTGATCCAAGGGAGGCCACAAGGTTAGCTGGTGCTTCCCATCCACTGCCTTGATATTCGTTAGTAACTTTACCGGTCTTTACATCTTTGATTTCTACATTTCTACCTGGTTTAAGTGCGCGCACACCAGCGACCGCACCCGCTGATCCCAATACGTCGGCAGCGCCGTAAAGCAATGCAACGGGTAAAGACTCACCCGTCATTAAACTTAGTCCCGTACTAATACCACCGCTTGTTAAGCCTGGGCGAAGCGCCTCGAGCAATCCTTGGAATAGCTTTCCCTTGGCCATTGGAATATAGTTTTCTTTTATTATAAAGCGTTAGGCCTTGGACTCTTTTTCATCTTTGTCTTCCTTTTTGTTTGCAAGAAGTTGTGCAACTGACTTGTTATCTTCCACTTCGTTCTTTGCTTTAGCTTCTGCTTGTGCCATCAGTCGTCCCTTAGGATCAGGATTTGCAAATGATGGCATTGGGTTTTCACTTCGTTCCTCTACCGTAGGACTCACTGCATACATCTCTTTCCACATTGGATTGTAATCTGGTTGATCTTCTGGAGTTTGTTTTGTATTAGGGCGGCCTGTATCAAAGTTATAGTCGCGTTGGCGATTAAAAGGCCTACCGATACCAGCAAACACTTCATTGGGAATCACACGACCTTCTTCGTCTTGTTTAAATTCGACAAAACCAAGGCCTGGGTTTAATCGTTGCTTTCGTGCTGAAATATTTTTCCTGATGTCAGTTTCAGTAAAACGCCCAGGAGAAAATGGTGTCTCAAAACTGTCTGCGGGAATAGTAAAAAGATCCGCATAGTTTAAATTTTTCTTTTTCTCAAAAACATCTTTTGTAAAGTCAATGTAGCGCTGGGGTTCATTTTTGGAAAAGTAGTCGCTCCCATGCCCAGTAAGACGTGCATCCCGTGCCATTAATCTTCCTCAGCTTTGCGGTACTTTTTCTTTTTCAATGATACTAAAGTCTTTCGTAAGTTTGCTTGCTTGACGGTGGACTTATCATAATCCTTTGGATTGGCAAGTACATTCTCTTGTAACTGCGCAGTGGTAATACCTTTTTTAGCTGCTTTCTTGGTGAACGCACCTTTTTTAATTTCAGCCTTGTCAATCCAGTTTTTGTCTTTTTTCTTTTTGTCAGCCATGATTAAACTCCTTCAGATAATTGCCGTAAAAGTACTAAGATCAGTATCCCATAAGCCCCAGACGTGGTTGATTGGGATTTAAACGATTCCGCAGATTGATTTGTTTGATAGTCAAATTAGTAATAGGTCCGGCAACATTTTCCCTTTCAGGCTCAGGGAAAAAGCCTGGTTGATAAACTTCTGCGTTTAAACGATTTGGACCAACATTCCTAAACTGCGGTTCAGCACGTACTGGGCCTTGCATTTGAGGTGTTGGTTGACCTGCCGATAAAGCCAGTGGCAACTGATATTCTTCGGTTGCCAGGATATTAGGCTGAATGACTACAGGAGAACTTGCAGGCATTGCACGCTCTCGTTGCATTCTGGTCATGTAATTTGCAAGGTTAGTTGCGTAGACATCTGCTTCGGTAGTACGTGCACGTGCAATAGGCGGAACAACGTCAGAAGGGAAAGCAAGCTGTGTCGGTTCCAAGTTGAGTACGGTTGGTTCCGGTGTTGGTGCTACTGGACGATTAGAAACCTGATAAGTCTTGAATTGTCCTTCTGGAGTCCGTTCTTGAAGAGTTCTTTCTAAAGGAGTTGACGGGCCTGTGGCGGCAAAGCGGCTACTGGTCACGGATGGTGGTAATTGCTTACCAGCAAGTCGTGCCATGCCACTTAAGCCAACTTTTACTTTGGCTTCTGCAAGCTCACGTGGATCACTTCCGTAAATACCTTGTACTGCCCGACTTAAGTCAATAGACTGCAAGCCTTGTGGAGTAATGGCTTGTGAATACTTATACG